AAAGAGGCCAGACGAAGGCACTCAACGGAAACTTATCGAAGCAGGCACCGTAGTTAGGTAGGTATGCCTCGAAGATCAACGCCTTGCCCTGCATGGACTTGACGGCGATCAGCACACACTCCTCGAACTCGCCATGACCCCTCGTCAGGTCATAGAGATACTCCTTCTTCACATAACACTTGATATATGGTACATTCGCCACAAAATTCATTCGAACTCCTCAAAGTTTTTACCGATACCCTGCCGATTAAGTACACAACAGGAACCACTATAATTGACTATTTAATTGCCGTCTGTTCCTCACGACTATAACCATCATAACATACCTCTGCCGACTGTAAAGCATAGATATTACAATACTTTCTTACTACGCATCCTTACACTTACAGTCATCACATACACACGGACCACCTGTATCTAACTCATCTGATGGTGTATGCATGACACTCTCACAATGACAATCACAATGGCATTTACTACATTGCTTTACCTCTTTCGTGAGTACTAATACCGTATCTCTATCTATATCTGCCATATATCTATTTATACCTACTACTGCGATTGCTGAGATTATCACTCGATTATTGGGTGGAGACCTGTGTAAAAAAATCTCTAGCGACTGTGGGATAGAGAGGTCTAGGTGAAGATGTCGCTGTCTATTTCTTCTATAGTAAATGATTGTTTGGTCTTGTGTACGCCGTCGCCGTGTAGTGATAGACCTATGGATTCCTCCTGATATGCCGTTGCGACCGAGTCCTTGGCACACTCAAGCGTCATCTTATAACTATCGCCTGTGATGTGGTGCCTCACCTTCGTGATTACATACTTACCCGAGAAACGAGGATCATTGGGGTTCGTGTTGTTCTTGTTGTCGGCGTTTACATCTGCGAGGTTGAATCTTATCAGGTCGCCTGCCTGTAATTGTGATTGACCCTTTACCGTCAATAATAGTGATGTGCCATGTGCTATCTGATTGTACTGCGATATCTTCTGACCTGTCTTGCTACCGTCTGCCTGTGTGTCTAAACCGTATCTGCCGACATCTTTATCGTGTATAAATGGCGTGATAGACTGCAATGATACCCTAGATTCGGCATAGTCGCTTACATTCTTCTCTCCATCATAATCAACCCTGCTATTCATGATGGCATACTGATTTTTAGTAAATCCTATCGTATCCGTGTGAGGTGTCTTGCCAAACTCCCTATGATAGTTATAATCCTTTTTATCAAAACTCTTGTCAAAGATGTTATATGATATGACCCTATGTCCGTATGTACCCAATGCCGTGTTTGCTGCCACATCATGGAAGTTATTGACAAATTCATACTTCTCGACAGATTGATACTCTCTTGCGACCTTATCTTGTTGTTTTCCTTTTTTATCTTTAGTTTCTGCGACATCACTTATCTTTCCTGGTTGATAATAGAAATCTTGTCTATAAGGTCTCTCAAATCTACCTTGACTTGCGATCATGCTCTGCCAACTGCGAAAATAGAAACCACCTGTGGTCTCATAGAAGAAATATCCTACGCCATCAGACTTCTCTGGCACAGATTTATTCGCAATCATATTGATGGCGTCAAAGGGATTTAGGTTAGGTACGACAAACTTAAGCGAGTTACCTGTGGGTTCGACATGAAGTTTCTTTTTACTGTCAAGATAGTCCTTATCTTCCATTATATCTATCACGGCACGGTCGCATTTGCCATCATATGCCTGACTTACCTTTGTTCTCAGGTTCCTCATGAACTCACGACTCGCAAAGTGTAGCGTATATACCATCAATCCTGTGTTTACCTGTGCCCTATCTGATATCTTATAGACATGGAAAGGTTCGCCTGTCTCCTCACTTGCGTCAATTACATCCTCTTTACGATATGTTATACCTGGCGTTTTAAGTTTAAATGCTATTCGCTCTAAACCTTGTATCTCCATTCTTGCGATTTGATTCTTTGCGTCACCTATGACTATCGTACCTGTGACTGCGTTATTATAGATTGATTCATAGATATTCAACTCTTGCATGATGAACTTAACATCTATCTTTTGACCAGTGTGATTCATTAGAACCACCTTGTCTAATACATAATCACCTGCGAACTCTGGAGTTTGATCCTTCTTTATCTTCGTAGGAACAACTCTTACTGTATTTCTACTCATAATATTACTCTGCTATTAATCTATCAAACTCAGCGACAAAATCACCTAGAAGTGATTTATTTAATAACTGAATCTGTCTTTTCTTATCTTGTATTCTTTCTTCGTATTCTCTATTTGATATGCTAGAGGCGTTGTCTGTATCTGAATTGACCTCTACCTTGTGTGAGTAATCACTCGGTCCTTGACCACTTGTGCGACCACTATCTTGTGTTATCTCGTAGTGATGAATACCGTCCTCGTTGCCTGCGCCATACTTGTCTGTTAAGAACTCAGCGAACTGTACTTGATTCATCGGCCACTCATAATATCTGTCTGTGACATTGTTTGTCATAAGAATTACCCAATGTAATTCAGGATCGCCAAACCATTTAAACGCAACATCTTCAGGTTTCTCACCCTCTTTAACATCATACTTGTCAAATAACATATTACCACTCTTAACCGTTGCTCTTAACTTCACTCGTCTTAATATGTCTGGCAATAACTTACGAACCTTATCGCCTTTTATATCGTATGTGAGTAAGGGAAACTTTGAAAAATATGACATGATTAATATCCTGAGTTAATTTTCTCTTTTGTTAGTATTTCTGTTTCTCTAAATGTTAATCCCATTTGAATTTGAGTAGGTGAACCATCCTCAAATGTTCTAACACCATTAGGTGTGTAATTAACATCAACATTTGTACATACACAGGTTGTTATTCTATTAAAGTAATCATTTTCTCTACCTTGACCATCTTTACCCTTAAACATATAATGAATATCAAACTCCGAAGGTAGTGTAAGATAACGAGAATTTGCGCCCTGCAATTCAGGTGCCATGTGAAATCTAAATAGTTGTATAATCTGTTGTACTTCTGCCGTTTCATCTTGATTTCTAGGCGCAAAGTTAAAGTTATATGTGAACTCTCTCACACCCATAGTAGAGAACAAAACTTCCATAAAAGGATTGTCTGCTTGTCCTAATGTTCTATTTAATAATTGTACTGCACCTTCAGCGCCTGAAAGTGCCTCTATAAAAGCAGCGCCTGATCTTCTTGCCGCTTCAATAGCAAAATCTTCTCCGCCTTCTGTAAGTTGTTTTCTTGCTGCCTCATAATCCTTTTCACCCATTGCTGCTGAAAAATCTAATCCTCTACCAGCAAACTGTCCCATTACACCTGTTGGCATATCTTCATACTGAGCAGTTGTTGTATCTCTCACACTTGGTGGTAAGTATAATGCGATTGAGTCTGTTATTCTTTTAGTAGTTTGTCTTTTACTATCAATACCTGTCTTTGCTCTTCTATTTCTATCACTAAATTGTAGATTTGTGCCATCGATAGATACGCTTCTACCTGTTGTTTTATATCTTTTTCCATCAAGTCTTCTGTCTTCTGAAATTAAACCTGTTCCGTTTGCAAAGATTGGATTATCAAACTTATCAACCCCTATTGCGTTAGGGGCACCATAATCAAACTTTGTTCTTTTCTGTTCGTTGACATAGAACACCATGTAATGACCAAGTTGATCGTTCTCAAATACATCTTTAGGAAACTGATATGTACCAAATCTCAAAGGATCACTATCAAGCACGGCAGTAGGCGTCATGCCTATATCTTGTACTTTTGATGGTGGTGGTTTAGAAAAACCTGTATTACCAGGTCCACCGAATAGATTTGATTTTAATTTGCTTAATGCATTTACTATTGACATAATTTCCTTCTAAATAGTTATATTACTATTTATATGTTATGAATGAAAGATCACAAAAATACAAAGGTAAATTTACACCTCAGAACCCCAGCAAATACATAGGCGATGGCACCAACATAGTATATCGCTCTATGTGGGAGAGAAGGTGTATGAAATATTTTGATGTAAACCCTAGCGTAATAGCATGGGCAAGTGAAGAAGTAATTATACCTTACTATGATACTGCAACTAAAAGGGTGCGTAGATACTTTCCTGACTTTCAAATCAAGGTCAAAACTAAAGACGGCAAACTAAAAACTCATCTAATAGAAGTAAAACCTACGAAAGACCTGCGACCACCTGTAGGTGGCAAAGGCAAGAAGAAGTCAACTGTATTGTATGAAATGAAAACCTATCAGATGAATCGTGATAAGTTTGCGTCTGCTCGTAAATGGTGTGATGATAGAAATATTATCTTCGACATATGGACCGAAAAACATCTACGACAGAAAGGATAAGTGCCTCTATGCATATGTATATAACATACAAAGCAAATAGTGTAAACATTATTGCTAACACTAGAAATTCAAGTATTCTATAATATATCTTCTCTATCACTTGCCACTCAATTTATTAATCAATTCAAAGGCAACTTTTACTTTTTCCTCTAATACTTTTATTCTGTAATGTGCTTGTGCTAATGTGACTATCAACAATATAAATGCCACAAAGATCGGCCATAGTTTTGATATAATCATTATTGCGTCCATATCCATAATTATCTCCTTTTTAATATATTATGCTGTCATGTAACCATAAACAGTATTTAATTCTTTAGTTGATTTATCTGTATGGTCAACTCTTAAACTACTAGCAATGTTTTTAGTGTTATTTACTGTTGTACCACCTGTGACTTGTTTGTTATCCATGTAAACATTATTACCTTTTTGACTTGGCGGCAATTGTTCAGTAGCATTTACTGTTGATTTTAGCATTTCAGTTTTTATTGCCATAGAGTTAGTTTCTTTATTATTGATAACTAAATCTTTGTTCTCAACTTCACTACTAAAGAACTCTTTGTTATCATTGATAGTCTTGTTAGCTTCAAGTTGTTCTACTGAGGTTGCTGCCTTCACTGCCTCTCTCTCTTTTGAAACTTTACTTTGTTTCATCTCAAATAAATCTATCTCTAGTGATTTAGGTGCTATTATGTTATACAATTTAATAAATGAATTCATAACTTTGTATAAAGCATTTTGTATTCCTGTCATTATACTATCTAGTGAGAAATCTAGGTCCATTATCTTTTGTCCTAATGTTTCCATACCTAGTTTCTTGGTAATAAATCCTACTATATCTGCAAGTAAATTCGCTGTCGCACCGATAACGGCATCAAAAAATCCTTCAATGAAACCACCAAGAGCGTCTATGACACTTCCACCTTCTTTTAGTATATTAACTGCGTTTATTAAACCATTTACTGTACCCACAATTCCTTGTATTATAAGACCAATAGGTCCTAAAAACTTAGCAACTGCACCAGTCATTCCTAATATCTGTGCTATGCCTGGAAATCTAGCAATAAACAAGGCAGTTGATTTTAAAGCATTAAAAATCTTACCGAAGAATGCTCCTATCTTTCCTAAGAATGATGTTGGTCCTGTCAAAGATTTAATTATTTGTGTAGCAGAGGTAATTTTAGAAGGATCAAATGTTAAAGACTTTCTAAATTTAAATATTATATCATCAATAAATTTAAATGATATTACACTGGCACTTTTAGCAAGTCTACCAAAGGCACCTATAACTCTATAAAATGAAGCACTAATAGCACCACCAAGTCCTAGATAACCTGTTGAACTATCTCGTATATCTTCATCTAACTCTTTAAATCCTGGTATTACTTTTTCATTAATATATTCTAGTACACCTTCAATTTCTTTATTAAATTTCTCACCTATTCTAGCAATTGCTAGGGCACCTGTGGCAAATAAGAATATCTTACCTAACTCACCTAAAGTTTGATTGCCTGTTAGATCATCAAATGCCTTTTTCAAACTCTCTATAAAATCTATCTTCTCTGGTCTCTCACCTGTTTCTTCGTCTGTATCTTCACCTGCTAGATTAGCATCCCTACCTCTTAAATCTGCGGCTAATTTTTCTTTTTCCTCTAACGCAAGATCAGACGCCATGATATCTGCAATTTGACTCTCTAGTCGAAGACTCTCTTTATCAAGTCCTAAACTTTGTTTAGCAATATTAACAAGTTTTATGATACCAGAGTCAATACCTGCAAAGAACTCACTCATTTCAATCAAAGGTGATTTTACTTCCTCAATAGCTTTAACAGTTTCATTAGCAGGTGAAGCTAACGCTTTTGATTCAGATGTAAATGATGAACCGAATGTCGGAAAAAATGTTGTTGCTAAACTACTTATCATGTTATCCTATTTGTTCTTCTTTTAATACTTTTCTTTTACTTGCCTTTGGTGGTGTGCCACTAGTTTTAGATGAATTACAGTATAACCCAAACCATGCTGCCCCAGCACCTACTACAACAGATACTAGACCTGCCTGTGCGTTGTTAGGTTCTGCTAGTGCCATAAACCATTCTGTCACTCGCCAGAACATTATAATATATACAGTTATGAATACTCTAGGGAATACTCTTAACTTATCAAACCAATATGGGAACATCTCCCAAAAACTTATCTTACCATCGTTATTAAAGTCCATGTTATTTTCCTTGTTGTTGCTTTCTTTTTGCCTTCTCGTTTTCTTCCTTAATATATGTGATTAACATATCCACATATATCTCCCTTTCCCAAGGTAGCATATTCTCTAAATCAGCGAGAGAATAGTTATGATGTTGCATTAGAGAAAAGTTAGTTGTATAGTAATTCTCTAAACTATCATGTGAAAGGGCTACCCGAAAAAATCGTTGAGTCCTGTCAATGTTATCTTACTCTCTTTTTTAGTCTTAGGATTCTTTATCGTAATATCATGTTTCAATTTAGGCATAGTTTCAAAAAACTTCTGCACTTCTCTAAATTGTTTAGTATTCAATTGTTCAATAAACTCCCTTAACTCTTTTTTAGTCTGATCTTTAGGATCATAAGTCTTCTCACCGTTCTTCTCATATATCTGTAAAATACAAGAACTAATAACATCTAACATATTGCTAGCATTAATATCTCTTATACCACTATCTGCAAAAGAACTGATAGTAGGATAGGTCATAATTATACCCATACCATTATCTAATTCAATCTTGTTAGTATGATCTTCACCAACTTGAACTTTGACCTCATTTAAATCTAACTCTATGTCAGCATAAGTCTTTTTATCATCTGGACATAATAGTTTCAATTTAGAAACCTCACCCACAGACTTTGATCTTATATTTAAAAATATATACTCAACATCAAACATAGGCATTGTATTTAAATTTATCTTATTGAAAGTACACTCATTCACAATATCTCTTACTGCTTGAACAATGTCACTTTCTTTTTTAGTTTCCATCGCCATCATAAGTATCTTTTCTTCTTTTACTAAAAACGGTCGATACTTAATCTTTTCATCCGTTGATGGTATTTCCAACTCATATGTTGGAGTTGTCAGTTTAGGTAGTGCCATAATTTATCCTCCTTTATTATATAAAATTATGTAAATGGTGGGAAAACTTTCCCTCCGAATATTCTTCCTATTGGATTCAGTACTGTTCTTCCTTGACTGAATACATCTCTTCCTATTCTTTGTAATTCAGGTGGTAACATACCGTATAGTCCTCTATCTCTTGCTTTAACATCTGCTGGCGCTTGTGTATGTCTACCAAATGATAAACCTTGTGTTGTTGATCCCATATTACGCCAATACTTATATGCAAATCCAACTGTCACTCTTACAAGATCGTTTGTTTTACCGTATCCGTATTCTATTTGACCTAGTGTGGCAGGATATACTTCCATTGCCTCAACTGCATAAGTTGGCATATCTCTATTAACTTCTGTATCTGATCCTAATTGATATATATGCATTTTACCAATGTAATCATCATAGTATTTTGCTTTATGTGTATGTTCACCCACACACATTTTTTGCCATGATTCAAAGAATTGTCTTTCTCTCAAATATTTATCTGCATAAAAAGACGCCTCTATTGTACCTGCAAAGGCATGAGTTTGAACCATACTTCTTGTTGGTTCTGATCCGTATTGAACTTCTTGCGTTTGTAAGTCTTTACCAGGCATTGAAATTGAATCGCAATGAATGTTTATCGATCTACCATATGATACATTTAAATCATTCATGTATTTACCATCAACCTCAAAACCTCCCATACGATCTCTTGTTCTTTGGGTTTTATATTTTGATGTTGAAACTTCTCCATTATTATATGTTGCAAATTGACTATTTTGAATTTGATCTTTTAAATTAACAGGCGGAAATACTCTTATAGCATATCTTGATGGTCTAGCGTAACCTTCTGCTGAAGCCATCGCTGATCTGAAACGACCGATAGTGTTGTCAACATTTGCCTGCATTTTAAATCTAGGATCCCTATCTGTCTTATGATAAGCACTAGACTTAAAATCACCTCTTGATATACCACCTCGTATGTCAAAAGGACCTACTCTTTTACCTGCTCTAAATATCGCCATTAGTACGGACTTCCTTTTTTAAATCTTGCGACAGGTAGAAATATTGCAATCGCCATTTCTTCTGCCGTTATGTTCAAGAATGATGTTCTCACATGATTGAACAAATAATGTTTTGCTGTTTTTCTCATAAACGCATTGTTTCGCCAATTAATATTATATCTCGTCTTCTTATCAAATTTCTTATCTGTTGTAGTATTTGCTAAACTTCTCAAAAACGCTGCTCTTGCACCAGGTTTAAGATAATGAAAGTTTAATCCTATGAAACCACCTTTTGCTGGTTCAAGAGGAAATATTAACGGAAAAACATCATAGTAAGGTAGTGTCGCCTTGTGTTTAGGGTCATAACCAAATAGATTCATTATACCATATTTGGGTCTTAAAGTCGCCTTGCCTGATCTAATTAGACTTCTAGCACCAGGTGTAGTCATAGACTGTACTTGTTTTCTGTACCAGTCATATGATTTAGGACCTGTTGTCTTATCTAATATCTTATCAAATACCGTTGCCATGCTACTATTTATATCATTTTATTGAGTATATCTTAACCTTATTTGATTTACCCTTAACGGTAACTGTGCCTAATTTGTACATTCTCTTATGTAATTCTTCTACTGCGTTATATGTGTCTTCGCCTATCACAATCGTTGTATTAAACTCCTTACTTTGACCCTCTAATCTACTTGCCAGATTTACTGCGTCACCTAATACAGAATAGTCAAATCTTTGTTCACTTCCCATATTACCTACGACTGCCGTACCACTATTGATACCGATACCTATGTTAAAACCTAGGTCTAACTTCTTCATTTTCTCTCTCATAGTTTTAGCAACTAGTATCGCTTTCTTTTGATGTTCAGGACAATCTAATGGCGCATTCCAAAATGCCATGATACAATCGCCCATGTACTTATCTATCGTGCCACCTGATCTCAATATGATATCTGTCATAGGTGTTAGAAATGAGTTGATAAGTTTAGTCAAACCTTGTGGGTCTGATTTATATTTTTCTGAAATAGG